GGTAGGGATTTTTTTGTATTCCCGTAAATTGATTTCTTTCATCCCTTTAGCTGCTTCCAGAATGAACATAATCTCTTCTCGGGAATAATCATCCAAGTCAAATAGTGAGCGTCCTGTAAATTGTGGTGTTGAGGTCATATTTTCTCCTTTCCAGCTCACCGGCTGTGATTAAAGGTTTAGTTCACTACTTTTGAATATATTAATTTGGTCAAGTGAATTTTTTGATTATATTATAGGGTAACTCCTTTTTATTGGTAATGAAGTAAAAAAGGGAGAATAATGAATCTGCTGATGAAAGAACTGAGTTTCCAGTGAAGAAATTACTTGCCTGAATTGAGAGCTTTTATAAAAAGGATTTTGGGTATCCTGATTTTTTAAGGAGAAAAAGTGAAAAGACCGTTAATCGTAATTACAATGCTGTTACTGCTTAGTTCTATAACAGCAGTTACCTTACAGCCGCAGCAAGATGTAAACAGGAAACTGTATGCACCTGACCTGATAAAAGTGAAACTTAGTGCTGAAGCAGTAAGCCGTGCCAATCTTCCAACAGGCCTTTATGCTGATAAATCATCAACAGGTATTAATGAACTGGATCAGCTAATGTCTCAAACCGGAGCTACCAAAATAATCAGAGCTCATCGTGATGTTAAAGATATAAGTTGGGCGAAGCAAACTGGTTTTGACCGCTGGTTTTTAATGAAACTTGAGGGCAAAACAACCGTGGAAGAAGCGATTAAAAAGTTTAAAACCAATCGCTATGTAGAAGAGGCAATTCCTGAATATATTGCCTATCCTGCAGTTGTTCCCAATGATACTTATTATGCCAATAACTGGGGTCATAATAATACAGCTCAGCTACCTGCTTATACTGCTTACGGTCATACAGGTTCAGGAGTTGGCACAGTCGGTTTTGACAGTGATGCACAGCTTGCCTGGAATCAAAGCCAGGGTTATGGTTCAGCCAGTATCATAATTGCTATTATTGACACAGGTGTTGATACTGCGCATCCGGATTTGCGTTTAGTAACGGGATATGATTTTGGAGATAATGACAGCAATCCTATGGACAACAGTGCAGAGCCAGGACATGGAACTGCCTGTTCCGGAATTTCTGCAGCTAAAGCAAATAATTCTTTAGGAGTTACCGGAATTGCCGGTGGTTGCAGTGTAATGCCTTTAAAAGTAGCTAATTCCGATGGAGAAATGTATTTTACAGCTATAGAGAATGCTTTAACTTATGCGGCTGACAATAATGCTCATATTGCCAGTATGAGTTTGGGCGCAACGGATGTAGAAGAAGGAGATTCACCTTCTACGGATGCTGCCTTAAATTACGCCTATAATTCAGGTGTAGCATTATTTGCTGCTACCGGAAACGAGGATAATTCCACTATTTCTTATCCTGCCAATGAAACCTCTGTAATAAGTGTAGGCGCAGCCAGCCCTTCAGGACAGAGAAAAAGTGCCTCCTCTTCCGATGGAGAATATTGGTGGGGTTCCAATTACGGTATTAATAGTCAGAATAATAAAAAAGCCGTGGACATAATGGCTCCCACAATTTTACCTGCTACAGACATTACGGGAACAGGGAATGGGTATAATACAAGCGGGGATTATTATTTATGGTTCAATGGAACATCCTGTGCCACACCTTATGCTGCAGGAGTTGCAGCTTTACTGCTTTCCAAAGACCCTTCTTTAACTCCTGCTCAAGTTTTTTCCAAGCTTACTTCTACCGCAACTGATATGATTATAGATGGAGGTGCAGGTTGGGATAGATATACTGGTTACGGAATGGTTAATGCCAATGCTGCCCTAAATACTATTGAAAGTGGAATGCCTACTTGTATAATTACTTCTCCTGCTAACGGAACTACTTTTGCCCTCAATTCTGCTATTACTATTGATGTAAATGCTTCAGACAGTAATGGCACAATTACTTCCGTTAAATTCTACATTAATAATATTCTTTACTATACCGATAATTCATCTCCCTATTCCTATAATTGGAATTCTACCGGCTTTACAGCAGGAACTTATACCATTAAAGCCAAAGCAACGGATAATAGTAATAATGAGACAACCAATGAAATCTCCATATCCTTAATTCAACCTGTTACCCAAGCTATTATCGGCACCGGGACTTCTGTAACGGGAAATTCTACTGCGTCGCCTATTAATGTATGGTTCAAAAGTTTACACGGTCAATCTGTTTATACGAAGGCAGAATTAAACGCTGCAGGAATTTTCGGTCCTATATATATTACTCAGCTTGGTTTTAATATAGTTGGTTTGCCAGCGGTTACGATGCCGAACTTTGTAGTGCGCCTGAAGCATACTACGGCTATCAATGTATTTACTTTTGTTAATGCCGATAGTTTGGTAACGGTATATTCCAATCCTGCTTATTTGCCTACCCAGACCGGTTGGAATCTGTATAATTTTTCATCTCCTTTTTTATGGAATGGAACAGATAATCTTTTAGTTGATACTGCCTTTGGAATTGCCAGCTCTTATAATCGTTCAGGAACAGTTCAATATACTTCCATAGAAAATGGTTACCATTATCTTATAAATGATAATGTTAATCAAACAAATATCTTTGACTTAGGAACTGCTTATTTCACAAGACCCAATATTAAGCTGGTGGTAGAGCCAGCTTATAATGAACCTCAAATTGCAATAACTCCAAATTCGCTGGATTTTGGCAGTATTCCGGTAGGTGAAAGCCAAACCCGGGAATTTACTATCCAGAATTATGGCAGCGAAACCCTAAATGGAATAATTACCACTCCTGATGGTTATACTGTTTCTGAAAACTTAAGAGTTAATTTACTGACTGCAAAAAGCACTGCTTTAAGCCGCAATACTTTGAGTTTTAATATCTCTTCCTGTTCAATCAATACTTATGTTGTAAATTTTTCTCCCCTTACAGCAGGAAGTTATAATGGAAATGTAATAATAGACAGTAATGCTGAAAACGATCATCTGGTTAATTTACAAGTTACCGGCAGTGCTTATCTTCCTCCAGCAATTGAAGTGAGTACCAATGCCTTAACAGCAACTTTGATTGCCGGCACAGAGATAGACCAACCATTCACTATTGCCAATACAGGAGGTTTACCTTTATTTTATTACATCTCTCCAAGCGAAGGTAGCAGGTTAACCAAAGAGTTTACCCGGGAGGATAAAAGCATTGCAGGCAGCACCTTATCTTTGAACTATGCTGATTATGAACCGGGAGAGACATTGGATTGGACATTTTCTCTTTATAATAACAGCCCCGATAATGAATGGCTGGAAGATGTGTATATAACTTTCCCCGATGGAATTATTGTCAATTCTGCTACCAATTTTACTTGTGGAACTGCAGCTATGATTCCTGATTTAACTTCCGGTAATGGAATAACAATTCACTGGCATGGAGAAACATCCGGGGGCTGGGGTGTTATTCACGGTGGAGAAACAGCTACTGCAATTGTAAATGTGTCCATACCCTTTACAATTAATGGAGACCTTATTCTGTCTTACACTATCCAGGGTGAAGTTTTCGGTAGTGAACCGCATCAATTAAACGATCAAATAGTGCTTAGTCATATCGTAACTACTATTCCCTGGTTAACAATTGAACCTATGCAAGGTGAAGTTCCTGCCGGAGACACAGTAGCTATAACTGCTTCCTTTTCTGCTCTCACTATTACACCTGGGAGCTATAATGCCCTTTTAAATATAAATTCCAATGACCCTTCCCATCCGCTTACAACTCTTACTGTAAATATGAATGTTCTGCGTCCTAATCATTCACCGGTAATAGATTTACAGGAAAGTTACTCTTTCTATGCCAATGAATCATTGTTAGTGGATTTTACACCTTATATAAGCGATTTGGATAATGATCCGTTAACTTTAACTTGTAGCGGAAATACCAATATCAATGTTACTATAACCGGTTTACAGGTTAGTTTCAGCTCTTTGCATAACTGGTATGGAGTAGAAACTATCACTTTTAGCGTTTTTGACGGTATAGACCAAAGTAGCGATATTGTAACCATTAATGTTCTCTTGAATATTACCACCGGAGTAGTTGTGGATTCAGATAATTTACCTGCTACCTGGACAATTGACAACTCTCCTTATAACATTACTGAGCCCATTGTTATAGATAGCACTCAAAATATAACTTTTGAGCCCGGTATCGTTATTCAGGTGTGGAATGATGAGCCAATCAATATTCTCGGTTCCATTTCTGCCAATGATGTCACTTTTTCTCCCGGCTTTCCGGATTTGTTTTGGGGTGGTTTGGAAATTACAGGAACTGCAGGCACCCGAACAGAAAGCAATATTATCAATTGTGAAATCCTGAATGCTACTAATCCTATTACTATTATAAATTCCAATCCCATTATCAATACTGTTTATATAGCACCGATAGATACTACAGCTTTAATAAACGGAACCGGAATTACGGTTATTGGTGTTTCCAGTCCTGCCATTGATAATGTTACCATCTTAAGCTATAAAACCGGTATTCAGGTTATCCGGGGTGAGGAAAATCTACAAACGGAACCGATTATTCACCAAATAACACTCAGAAATTCCTCTGTCTCTCAACGCCAGGAAGAAAATAATACCAAGGGTATAGTTATTGCAGGAAAGAGCAATATAATTATTACTGAGGTGGATATTAAGGACTATGATACAGCAATTAAAATTGAAAATACCAATCCTCTCCAATCCGCCAATCCTTCCTTAAGTCATATCCGCATTCGTAATACCAGCAGCACTTTGCGTAACAGAGACAAATGCGGAATTGAACTGAAGGGCAATGAAAATGCCATCCTGAATGATGTGCAGATTGAAGAATGTACTCAAAGTATTAAAGTGGAAAATTCTGAAACGGGAGCAGAAGCAACTCCTTCCCTGGATTTTATCCGTATCCGGAACACCAGCAGCACCTTAAGACAGGAACTGGAAAACATCGGAATTTTAGTTGAGGGTAATGCCACACCTGTTTTGCGCGATGTTCAAATTGAAGATGCTGAAACCGGAATTCAGATTAACGCCGGGGGAAATATTGATCTGAAATATTCCCTTATTCTGAATTGCCAAACCGGGTTGAAAAATTATAGTGCAGAACTTATGCCTGTAACCCGTAATAGCTTTGTTATTGAAGAAGACCAGGTGCCACCTGATTTTTTACAGAATTGCGTTGCTTTCTCTATCTATGCTACACCCAATTTGGACTTCAGCAATAATACCCTATCCGGTTATCCTAAAATAGCTGTTATCTCTTCTTCACATTTGAATTTATTGAATAATATCGTTTGGAGCAATACTGCCCTGAATAATCCTATGGAATGTGTAAACGGAACTTACGATGTTACCTATAGCGATATTAACTATGGCACACAGGTCTTTCCCGGAACCGGTAATATCAATGCCAATCCAAACTTTGTGAATGCCTTGGAGCTTAATTTCGCATTGCAATATAACAGCCCTTGTATTGATGCCGGAAATCCTGATACAGAACCAGACCCGGATGGAACGATTGCCGATATTGGTTGTTTCTATTATCATCATACTGTCGCTTTTACAACTCCGGAAGGTCCTTTCTTTGTTGGGCAACCACTTCAGTTTATAAATAATTCTATTGGGCATAATACCCCCGAAAGTTACGCTACCTGGCTTTTGAATGGAAATCCTGTTTCCAACACCTATAATCTGGATACAGTTCTAACTTCCTGGGGTAGCTACAATTTGCAGCTGGTTATGACTTCCGGACCCCTCATGGATAGCAGTAGCGTTTTTCAATTTGAGATTATAGATGAAACACCCCTTTCTCCCCAAAATGTAATTCTGGAATCAACTCCTGATAACTATGTTTTGCGTTGGGATGCCGTTACTCTTTCCGTATCCAATACCCCTGTTACGGTTAGTAACTATAAAATCTATGCCAGCGAAGAACCCTATGGAACCTATACCCTCTATGTAAGTGTCCCTGCCAGCAGCAGACAAATTAACCTGAACCTGTCCGAACTTGGCTCTAAACGCTTTTTCCGCATAACTGCCGAAAAGTAAACAATATTATGCAACAAATCCAAATATAAAATAAGCCCGGTTACTTGCCGGGCTTTTTTCTGCTTATTCCTTCCACTTTCCCAAAAGATATATTCCCGATATGATTCCCGTATCGTTCCCATATCGCGATATGGGAACGATATGGGAATCTTTTCTCCGGCATAACTTGAAAATACTGGTTTTGACTTACATTCTGCCATCGCTTTCTATTCTCCCTTATAAACCTGAATAATATACATTCTATATTGAAAATACATAAAAGAAAAAGAGGATATTTGAACAAAGAGAGAAAGAGAAAAAGAGATAGAATTGAGAATGGAGAATGGAGAATTGAGAATGAACGATGAAGGATGAATTTATAAAAGTTTTTTAGGTTTCGGGAATTCCCAAGATGGAAAAATCCCTAAAATCCCTTTAATCCCGTTCATCTCAGACCTATTATATCCTCTACATCCTTAAATCCTGAAATCCTTGTTTCTAAATATAAATTCTCACCCAAATTTTCAAATCGATATCACGTGTCACAGAGGTCTTAACTGTTTATAGGGTGGAGAGATAGATAGGACTGGCTTTAGACTGTGTCACAGTGGTCTTTGGACGTTTTTGGACGTTTCGATATCACGATTCCTTCAATTTTGCCCTCAATTTAAGGTATTTTCAGAACATCAAATTTTTTGAAATAGTTTACAAATTTAATAGAACCGTAACTGAAGTGCCAGGGGGCCGATCATCGTTAACCACTGACTCTGATCAGCGTCTATAAACTCGATCCGGTAGTCTTTATTGAGAGGTTGGAGGGCAACTCCTCTGCGGGCCTCATCATACTGTATCCTTTTCAGAGTAATGCCTGTCTCGTATCTGACAGCACAGATTTTCCCGTCCAAACCATCCCAGGTGATCTGCTTTTTGATGAGGACAATATCCCCGTGCAGGATCTGCGGCTCCATGCTTTGTCCATTGATGCGGAAGGCCACGTAGTTATCCGTACCGAAGGGAATATAGCGAGTGGGGACTTCGACTGATTCCGCCGGCTCCATATCCTCGGGAACTTCCATGGGTGATCCAGCGGATATTTCCGCTACGATCGGGAAGATTGAGGTACGCACGTAAGTGGTATCAAAATCATTCACTAAGACCGGTTTACCATCCACAATCTGGACTTTCTTGGTAGTCCTGACGTCATCTCCAAGCTCCCAGGGAGCCAGGATGAACATACTGCCTTCGCCTCTTAACAGCCAGTTCACATTCACTCCGGCATCGATCAATCTGGCCAAGAATTGAGGGTCGGGAAACCGCTCATTGTTCTTGTAGCGGTCCAGAGAATTGGCAGAGATGCCAAACTTTTCGGTGAACTGGTACTGCTTCAGTTTCATTGCTTTAATCAGCATTCCCAGCCTGCTGCCGATATCGTTAGGGTCCATTATTCCTCCTAAAAGGTCATTTTCTGCTTGACCTTTTGCCGTATGGGTAAGATTATGCATCCGTAGACAAGATAAATTGTCTAATCTTTTTGTCAATGCTTATTTATATAGTTGTGTTTCGGTGGCGGATTTTTCCGCTCGTATCAGATAGTTTTCATAAGTCGCTGGAAAGCGCAGAAAGGACTTCCCAAGTTATTGCGATGCAGTTATATAGCACCCAACAATAACTAAGGGGAGGCGCTTATGAAAGCGACTACTTACAAGCCCGGAGAAACTTGGATCAAGGATGACCTCTGTGACACACTGACCTCTGTGACACGTGTCACACACCCTTCCAATCAGAGAAAAAAGCCGCCGATGCTGATCAGTAGATATGTTGAACGCTGTGACAGATCGCCAGGACAGAAAAAGGCTACCACTGTGACAGATTATCTGACCTCTGTGACACGCCACCGGAGTGGAAGTGTCACAGTGGTCTTACCGGTACCAGAGAATTATTGGCAGAGGCTGAACATGAGCAAGAACAAGATCAGGTCAGTCTGGCTGACCGTGGAGCGGGCGGCGGAACTGATGAACTGCTCCACCCGCACCGTATGGCGCTATATCAAGCGCAACCAGATCGAAGTGCACAAGCATCTGGTCGAGCAGGATGGCTACAAGGTTAGGAAGACCTTCCTGCTGACCGAGCCTTCCTTATATATCAAGGAGATGGCAGACTGCCAGGCCAGGAACCTGGTGCCTGCCGGCTTTATTGAGATCACTCTCAAGGTGGATGGCAAAGACCTGCACAGCGCTTTGATCTACAAATACAGCGAGGAGGACAAGCATGAGCATCTATGATGAGATTGATCCTCTGGCCTACGCGGAGCTCTATCAGAGCATCTATCCTGATTGGAAGGGTAAGCAGGATTTGCTTAACCAGATTGGGAAAGACCAGGAGATTAAACCTAAGCCGACTCCCAAGCCAGTTCCGTCTGTCACAGCGACTGATAGCAACATACTTGACGACAGTATCGTTCTGGAAGATGAGCCAAGCGCTCCCAGCGATCCTGAGGAGGAGTACATCGACTTTACTCCTCAAGAGCGGGTGCCAGTCAAATACGATCACGAAGCCAAGCTGCTGGGCTACTTCTGTACTACGGTGCTGGAACGGCTCCAGCATAGCGAGTCCAAAGGCCGGGAGTGGAAACTGCTCACTAAGGAATACAATAACGGTAGCCTGGCTCCGGAACTCTATGCTTTGAAAGGAAAGCGCACCGAACGGGCCTTACGCCTCTGGCTGAGACGCTATGAACAGAGCAAACAGGATATGTATGCCCTCCTGCATGGCAACCGCTATCAGAAACGGCAACGCAAGATCACCGAACTGGAAGGCAAGGTGCTGCTGGCAATCCTGCTGCATCCCAACCGGATCAGCATCGGCAGCGCTCTCAAGTTCCTGAAAGCCAAAGCCGAGTCCGGACTGATCGACTCACCCAGTTCGGTACCAACGCTTAGACGCTGGGTCGAAGAGTGGCGGGATGACAATCTGGCGATCTGGGAGCAAGCCAGGCAGGGCAGCAAGTTCGTAGCTGAGCACATCATCAAGACCATCCACCGGGATAGCAGACTATTGAGCGTAGGTGAAGTCTGGGTAGCCGACGGGCATGTCCTGGCCTTCGATATCCTCAATCCCAAGACCGGGAAAGCACAACGCATGACCATGATCATGGTCTTCGACTGGGCATCCCGATACCCGGTAGGTGCCACGCTTGCCTTCACCGAGGACAGCCAGCACATCCAGGCTGCCTTCCGCAATGGCTTCCTCAACTGGGGAGCCCTGCCTCAGTATGTCTATCTCGATAACGGCAAGGGCTTCAAGAGCAAGCTGTTCCACGAGCAGTGGGAAGGGCATGACCTGGCTAAGGAATTAGGCGGCATCTTCCCCAAGTTAGGAATCAGAGCTCAGTTCGCCGAAAGCTACAATGCCAAAGCCAAGATCATCGAGCGGTTCTTCCGGACCTTCCAGGAGCAGTTCGAACGCTTCATCAGCAGCTTCCGGGGAGCCAATATAGCCGATAAACCTGCTACCCTGATGCGAAACGAGAAGTGGATCAAGAAGCTCTATACCTGCGAGCCGCCCACCACTGAAGAAGCGATGCAGATGATCGGCTACTATATCAGATATGTATATGGCATCACCCCTCACCGGGGATTGGATAACCGCAAACCCTGGGAGGTGTTCAACTCGGCTCCCAAACCTCAGGACAGGCTGGTCAATCCCTCTCAGCTCAACTTCATGATGCTGAGCGTAGAACGTAAAGCAATCCGCAACGAGGGCATTGTGCTGAACAAGTTGAAATACTGGCATCCTGCCCTGGTCTTTCACATGGGTAAACCGGTAATAATCAGATACGATCTGGCTGATGCGAGATGGGTACTGGTCTATGACGAGGCGGATGTCTTTATCTGCCAGGCTTCCCTGCGCCAGGCTCAGCATCCGTTCATCCAGGCCGATCTGCAGAACAGCAAATCGCATAAGGAATACCGCCAGGAATATACCCAGATCAAGAAGCTGCAGCGGCTGACTGAACAGCGGACCCAGAGCTTCGTGCGCAGCAATCAGGAATCGGTGGATAAGCTGCTCAAGAGCTATATGAACGAGATCCCCGCTGATAACAATCCTACCTTCCTGCAAGCTCCCATGATCGAAGCTCCCGCCCCGGGTCCGGAAGAGGAGATTGCCAGGCTGGAACAGATAGTAATCGAACAGGAGAAAGCAATAGCCGCCAGCCAACCTGAACAGACCCACAACGATCAAAATCAAGCTGTTGCCGAAGGATCAACCGAGTTCGATCCCTTCGACAATGAGGAGTTCAAGAAAATGCTTAAAACGATCGGAATCAAATAAGGAGGAATAGATGAAGCAAGGTAAACTTGTCCCGATCCACAATGTCCGGAAAGCCGATGAGTGCATCGACTTCCTGCTCAAGCGTCCCCGCCTGGAGATGGTGGGACTGGGCATGCTGTATGGCAGACCCGGCCTCGGCAAGACCACCTATGCCAGCCGTGCTGCCTATGCTCGAGGATACGTGTATATCAGACTGGAAGCTACGACCACTCCCAAGACCTTCGCCAAGGAACTGCTCCAGAATCTATACAGAAGCCTGGGTATGGGTGATTATCTCCCCGTGGGTACTACCAACAATATCTACAAGCAATGTATCCAACTGCTCCTCGATAATGAGGATACCGTCATCATCATTGATGAGATCGACTACGCCTTCCGCTATCCTCAGTTACTCGGATCGGTTAGAGATCTGGTGGATGAGACATTAGCAGTGGTGATCCTGGTGGGCATGCAGAACGCCATGGATAGGCTTAACCAGATCAATGCTTACTACTTTGACCGCTGTAACTACTTCTACGAGTTCGAAGCGGTAAGCAAGGATGATATTAGAATGTTGGGCACCGAACTGATGAATATTCCCTGCCCGGAGTCCATGGTCAATTACATCCACTTCAACGCAGCTGGGAATCTGAGGAAAGCCATCAAGATCATGCACATGCTTGAAGTCCGCGGTAAAATCAATCCCATCCCAGCCATGAACCATATTTAGGTGGAATTATGAACGAGCAAAGCATTATAATCGACCGCTTCGTAGACCGCTTCGTCAGCTACTTCAACTTAGATCTGATCTGTGAGTGCACCGGAGTAGACCGGGATGTGGTTCAGGAGCGCCTTAACCAACTCATTACAGGCAATGTGATCCGCAAGGTATCCAAATACGAGGATATCTATGTAACCAACCGGGGCCGCTATAATATCAATGTATCGACCATTTACTGCGGCAACTGGGTATTCGACCTTAAAGCCTGCCAGGATATCTGCTTTCTGCTTGAAAAGAGCCAAATAAAGAGCATCCGACAATTGGCCTCCAAGATGCAGCGCAGCCGTCAGTGGGCTTATCTCTACCTGGAGGCACTGATCTCAGTTGATGCGGTGGGTATATGTAAGTCAGGTTATTATACCAAGGACATAAGCATGATCTTCAAAGTCGGCTCGGTGATCAAGAAAGGCATCATTAGCGAGAAGCGGGCCGAGTGCGGCATCCAGCCTCAGAGACGCCGTAAGAAAACTACTAAAACTACTAACCACAAGTAAAGAGCGAGGGCATTCTATGACTCAGGAACAGCGAGAACGAAAACTACGCCAAGAGATACATGGACTGCGGGTCAAGAAGTTTCACTGGACCCTAAATGACTTCAAGTTCATCATCAAGGGCTTGGGCTATGGCGAATCACTTAGGGCTTTGCCGGAGGATCGCTTAACTGAATTGAAAGCACTTCTGCTCAAGTACCGTAAGCATGGCCGCCCTCTCGAATACAACTACGATAAACAGGGCAAGTACATGCATGCCCTGATGAAGCAAGCCGGCTGGACCGAGTCCCAACTACGGGCATTTACCATCCAACACTATTCCAAAAGCCACTGGAACCTACTCAACCAGAAGGAACGCAGAGCGGTGATCGCAATGCTGCAGAACTACATCAAACAGAATGAAAAGAAAGCCAAAAATACAACCAAGAAGGAGATATCTAATGGACACACCCAAAACCCCCAAGGCTAAGAAGCCCATTCCCACCAGAGTTGACGCTAACGGACAGAGCATCCCGGTCTCGATCATCAGGCCGGAGATTCTCAAACAGGACTCTATCGTAACCAAGACCATCAACCGGGCGATCAAGCTACATGACCGCATAGTAGCAGACAAGAACCAGTTCTTTGAAGATGTGGAACTCTATCTCCAGCAGGTAGCCGAGAAGAACGGACTCGATTGGAAGGGCAATGCCGTCCTCAACAGCTTTGACGGCAAATATAGAGTTGAGATCAGATTCAAGGAACGCATCCAGTTCGGCATCGAACTCCAACTTGCCAAGCAGAAGATCGATGAGTGCATCAAAGCCTGGTCAGCCGACTCCAACGTCAATCTCCGAGCCATCATCAGCGAGGCATTTCAGGTCGATAAGAAAGGCGAAATTGCCAAATATCGTATCCTGCGCCTGCGCCGCTACAACATCAAAGATCAAACCTGGAAGGAAGCTATGGAACTGATCGACCAGGCCATCCAGGTAGTTGCTACCAAGCAGTACATCAACTTCTATGAACGTGACGAATCAGGCCAGTTCCGCCAGATCGTCCTTAACTTCCCTTCTCTGTAAGAAACAGTGGCAAGGTAATGCATCTCAATTTGATAAAAGTACAGGAGAATGAATAATGGCATATATGAATACCAAAACTACAGAGGTTGTAGAGACAATGAGTATCTTCAATGATGAACGCAACTACCGCACGGATGAGATAGCCGATATCCTCCGGGTTGACCGCTCCAGCGTATATCGCTGGATACGGGACATAGAGAACCCTCTGCCTGCTTTCCGTACTAAAGAGAATGGTCAACTGCGCTGCAAGGGCAAAGACCTTAACGCCTACTTAGATAAATACAAGGTACGCCCTGAGTATGAGTAACAGCCGTGAGTTCCGCATCAAGCGGGACAACTGCAAAGAAGCTTATCTGAACGGCAAGACCGATCCCACTGAGCTGGCGGTGATCTTCGGAGTCTCCGACATCACTGTCCGTAAGTGGGTCAAGAGCGGCAAGTGGGACGAGCTCTTCAAAGAAGAGAACCAACTCGACCACGAGATCGCCATCGCCCGCAAGAAGGCACTCATTCAAGCGCTCCGGGAATATGCCAAGAATCCTGCCGACACAGCCATCCAAAGCCTGGTGAGCATGATGAAGCAGGATCAGAAGGATCGGCAGCCCTCCAAAGAACTGAACGACTACATCGTCAAGTTCCTGGATCAGGTTACCGACTTTATGATCGAGAAAGGACATGAGACCTTACTTAAACAGTTCCAGAGCATTCTGCACGATTTGGCAGATTACCTGAGAGTGAGAAATGGTTAGCCTTCCTGCATCCTATATAAGGCCTCCCCAGCCTAAGCCTACAGACCAACCTCCCTACCCTGCATACCCTCCAAGCCAACAGCCCGACAAGGCCGTTCCTCCGACCTCCGGGTCCCCGATGCCCGTCCCCCTGGGCGTCGGGGGGTTACCCGGTTATGCCTAAGAAGTTCATTCAGCGGCATAACAAAGCACTGGCAGAGATCGCATCTAAAACGATCTCCGTCTTGCCTTTTATAGACGATAATCCTGAAGCCAAGTCCGAGAGGATAAGACGAACTACCGGAACAGGTTGGGATGCTTTCTCGTTCTTCTGCCATACCTATTTCCCGCATATTTTCCCACTACCTTTTTGCCCAGCGCACGAGACCATGTTCGATGAGACTGATAATGACTCAGGCATCATCGCCATTACCGGTTTTCGGGGGCTGGGCAAAACGGTACTCATGGGAGTTGTCTATCCCATCTGGATGATCATCAAAGGTGAACGCTACGTGATCCATACCGCCGCAGACATAGATCTGGCTCAGGAGAGGACAGCGTTTACACTTCACGAGCTGCAGAACAATAAGCGGCTCACCATTGATTATCCGGAGCTGCAGCCAATGGATAGCTTTGATCTGGACTTCTATCTCAAGAATAAAACCAGGATCAGAGCTAGGAGTATCAAGCAGAGCCACCGTGGAACTATCAATCCCAAGACAGCTAAGCGGCCCGGACTGATTGTCTGTGACGATATAGATAAAGAAGAGAACATGGGTAACCAGTCCATCGGTAAGAGACGTATGGAGAAGATCACTCAAGAGCTTGCCGGAGCACTTTCACCCGAGGGGAATGGCAAGATCATCTGGCTCGGTAACCTGGTACATCCCAACTATGCCATCTGCCAGTTTCAGGAGCTCATATTAGGCGAAATGCGAGCCGATAACCCCGATTTCGCCTCAGGGTACCAGTCAGTCCTGAAAACGCACCAAAAAGCGATTCTGCGCTTCTCTCTCGAAGATCAGCATGGGAAGTCCACCTGGGAGGATCAATACCCTACTGCTACTCTGCCAAACTTAAGAGCCAAGTTCGGTCTAACCGGATATCAAAGAGAGATGCTCGGTCAGCCGGTAATAGAAGGGAACATATTCAAGAACCACTGGTTCACTAAATACAGAACCTTGCCTGAGCCATCGCAGATGAAGCGGGTTTGGCTTTATGCCGATCCTGCCTGGGGAGAGAAGGGCTGTTTCAAAGCCATCATCTCCATTGGCTATGATGGTAACAGGTTCTACGTAATCCATGTCTGGATACGGCAGACTGAGAATACAAAGTTCTTCAGATACTACTACGATGCCTACCAAGAGCTTGATAGAACTTACCGAGTGAAAGCCAGAGCAGCCTGTGAGACTACATACGGACAGGCTCGTATCCTGGCGGACTTCGATCGGTGGGCACAAGATAACCATCTACCACCCATAAGTCACCGCATCAAGCGCATAGATAACAAAGACAACAAGAACCTCCGCATCGAGAGAACTGAGACCATCATCGAGACTGCCAAGGTGCTGTTTCCGGAGGGGCAGGATACTCCAACACTAATCAGTCAGTTCCTTACCTATCCTGATGGCTATATCGATGGCTGCGATGCCTTGGCTGGTTGCTTAGAACGCTTCTCCGAATATGATATTGGCAGAAACAGAGTAAAAGTTAGGAGATTCAGCTTCTGATGAACTACTATGATAATCTCATGCTTGAGTATTACCGAGTCATGAATAATGCTTGGAAGACCGAGATCAAGGATGCAGCCAGACTTGCTATCCAGATGCTGAGTGACATGCCAAGATCTGAGAAGGTCAACAAGGACTCCATAGATAAACTTATGGGCATCATCAATACTCAGTTGGGAGATGACTTCGCAGCCCTGGTCAATGAGCCTACCAAGGCAATAATAGACCGCTGTGTGCGGCTCGGACTGCGAGACACCCAAGTGCAAGCCCCCACCAAAACCAGTATCGGGCTCTGGGGCATCGAAGATCAGCATCTCTCCTCAACTATCCAAAAGCAGCAGTTGTTCTGGATCGGGAATCACTTCGAAGCAGATGTTCGGCAGAACTTCGCAGACACACTCTCCAAAGCTATCGAGCAAGGTTATACCAAAGAGATGCTGGCAGATACCCTCAAAGACCAGTTCAATGACCTCGCCAACCACTCATCCCATTACTGGCAAGGTCTGGCAGAGCATACCGCTCTGAGAATCAGGGAGTTCGGAAGGCTGCAGGGCTACAAGAAAGCCAAAGCGAGATACTACAAGCTTGTGGTAATCCTGGATGATCGTACCAGCGACATCTGCCGGGCACTGGCTGCACAAGACAAGATATACCCTCTAAACGATGCCCTTGAAGTGATGGACAACCTGATGGCTCTGGATACGAAGTCTAACAGCCTGGACGATGCCCGAGACTACATCAAAGCCCTTGCACCGTGGATCAAAGACGATCAGATCGAATACGACGCAGAGATGAACCCGGTTGGAGTCTCTGGTGCGCATACCCCGTTTCCACCGTTTCATTGGAAGTGCAGGACATCAACTGAGATTATTTAGTAGGTTCATCGTTGCCTTCCCATTTGGAGCAGACCGCTTCAACTAGTGGTACTTTTGGTTTATCAGTTGTCCAACTGTGATAGAATTTGGGATTTTTGCTCTTAGGTGCAGGATTTACTTCTCTCATAATTGCTATTGCTGGTGCTTGAACACATTCACCAAGAACTAAGGCTGTTCTTGGTGCCAATGCTGGTAACTGATCAAGTAGCTGATCAAAAATACCAGGCACTATCTCTTTAAAGTATCGTATATCCTCAGGATTTTGAAGTCTATGGACAATAAAACTGTTACATTGAGATAGAACCGTTTTTGAAAGCTCGCTTGGTCTCTGAGATGCGACAACCAAGCCTAGTCCATACTTACGTCCCTCTCTTGCTATTCTTTCAAACACCTGCTTGGAAATTGATTCTTCTTCGAGTCGATGTCCTTCTCGAATATAGTTTTGTGCTTCTTCTAATACAAGTACAACTGGAAATTCTCCACGATTAATACCACTTACGTCAGAATCACTCAATCTTTGGAGAAACTCATGTATCAAGCGACCAAGTATCGCAGTTACATTTTCTAAAACCTCCGAAGATAGTAAACTTAAGTCGACTATTACCACGCTAGTTTTTTCTGCATGATTGCTTTGTCTGTCATAGAAAGGGATTTTTAAACTGCTGTCTTTATTGTATTCGGTATAGTGATTCTCATCTGTGGTTTCAAAACTCTCAAACCCCAAAATGTCACGTATAAATGCTGCTAAAGAGTGTTTTATCTCCGGCCATTCAGACTGAGTCGGTCCAAATAGAAACTCAAAACGTGAGTCCTCTAATAATCTGTAGATACGCATGAGCATTGTAGAGCAATTTTCTCTTGCTCTTGAAGTATTGGCATCATCCCTCGACATAGCACTATCTAAGTAGCGATATCGAAAGTCAAATTTGCTAAAATACTTTGGTGTATCAGAAGTTGCCTGATTCAGGGTCGAGATCGCAATTGAAGGCTTAGTGAGAGAGCTTAATAACGGATTAACTATATTATGAATCCGTTGCCGCTTATTCATGTCAATAACTGCATATGATTCATACTGAGTACCTTCGCTACTAATACCTTCTCTGACAATGTCTTTAATTTGACTAATGGAGCTAACAAGAATTTCTTTAGAAACTTCAGGATATTCTGTTGATAACTCCAACATTGTCGCTTCGTTTTGTTGTGTTCCGACATAGGTAATCAAACCCTCACATAATTGCCTAATACATTTAGAATCTGCTTTCTCATTACCAGTACTATATCCAAGTATCCTGTTTAACTCAAGAATTATCTCGTATCTTATTTGAACCCAAGATAGACAATCCTTACCCACATCTCTCGCAGTTGATATCGCTTTTAGTAATACCGGTCTTTGCACACCTGGCTGGGCTCTAAACAAACGAGTGAAATCATCCGAATCCATAAACCAATATGGAATGATTAGACGCTCAACTTCTTTTTGATCGGAGGGGATATATAGGGATTTAGCTTTAGGTAATGCATCATACCACTTCCCATCGGAATTCTCTTTTTGAAAAGCACTCCGGTATTCTCCATTAGTATCTAGAATGACAATATTTGTTTGTTTTACATCTGGTTGTTCTAAAATGGACTGTAAAATAGTTGCTATAGTACAGGATTTTCCTGATCCTGTACTGCCAATAATCGCCGCATGCTTACCAAAGAATGCATCAGGATTAATCTTTATATCATAATCAGAGAAAATGGCAGACTTACCAATTGGAATGCAGTATCCTGGGTCATCACAATCTTTATCATTGCAGCGAGAATTCTTACCAAATATTGCATCAAGATCATTTTTGGTTGCAATCAAGACTGGCGTATCAAGTACAGGAAATACAGAAATTCCTTGTTTAAAGCTACTGTCTTCGATGGTCCCAATCATAGTAGCCTTCATCAATCTTCGAGAAGATGGCAATGAAACCATCGTTTTATCAGCTTTGAGTTCACTATCCTCAGTTAGCACAACACGAGTTATCATTGCCACTATGCGCTTACCGCCTATAGGAATAATTATGTACGAGTTAATACATCCCACTTCGAATGTACCTTCATAAGTTGATCGAGTTAATGCTTTAATGTCTTTGTTAAGTTCAATAGTTACTTGGGCAGTGTCAACAGCTACAACTCTACCTATCTCATTATCGTTAGCCATCGTAATCACTCCATCGTGCTAGAATTGTTAACCATTTTCAAAGCGTTATAAGTTTTCGTTACTTTGATTTGGACATCCTCTTGTTCAATATCTGGTAGCAAGTCTTCAGCGAATTTTGTAAAGTCACCCAATTCGCTCCCTTTGATTACAATAACACGCTCATCTTTGGACTCAATGAGCTTATTAACAAAACTGCTACCCGGATATGGATCGACTATAACCAAAGAAAAACTCGGAATAGAAAGAGACTGATGAATAAGGGCATTTACATGATCATCACCAAACCCGTAACCAATTACAAATAACACAGACTGAGGTTGTGAAATTGAGGTGCAGAATCTTCTAAACAACTCAGAATATGGTAATCCAAGTGTTTGACCGTACTTTAAAGGAGATGGGTAAATTATAACATCTCTACCAGTTTCAATTTTCCCGCTATTGTTACAAGTTAATCCGTAGGGGTTTTCCCAAGATTGTTCATCACTATACCAATTTATCGACCCATGTAACTTATATAAATGCAATGCCCTATCAAAGCGGTGAACCCGACCTTCAGTTGTTTGTGCTGGAAAGTAAAAATCGAGATCATAAGATTCTGGTCGGAATACCCTCTTTACATTACCAATAAAACCATCAACTAAAACAACACCAGATGTATCGGAAGCTTGTTCAATCAAAGTATCGTAGTTTAAAGTAAAAATGTTTGCCCTACGAAGATTTAGAGGTCTTGTGAGTATTTTTTTGATGAACTTTATATGCGTTTCTAGTCCTTTACTTATCTCGATCTTCGGGAGAGAACACTGTGAAACTAACTGACTTACTAATTCATTTTTTAACTGCACAAGATGTTTTTTTTCTGCAACTAAATCAGCCTGACCATCTTCTTTAAGTATCAGCTTGTTTCCGTATATGTTAACTGCACTAAACAACATGCATATATGGCTCAGCAATTCTTCGAAGTTAACGCCAATTCTAACATCATCAGTAGATCTTTGCACATTATAGAGGATGCCATATCTATCTTTTGCATTATAATCGGTGTTTGATATTTTACTAACAATTTCGTAAAATAGTTTAAGCCATCGAGCCAAGCGCAAGCCATTCTTATATCCTCTAAAAAGCAGTTCTTTTTCAATAACCTCAGGTATCTTACCAAGGAGTATTCCGCCCGCAATCATAGAAGCTCCAGCACCAAACAAAAAGGAAACATTATCGGTTTTTAGTATAGTGCCAATTCTAACCCGCATTTCCTTTTTAATGTCTGTTAATGCCTTCAAGATATCAGGATTCTCATTAATATCGACATCATCCTTCAGTGCAATACTGTTTAATTTCTGTTCGACGATATCAACTCCACCAATTAAAATTGAGTTTTTTGCCAATGCTAGCTTTAAGTCAGCCATATAAAACTCCTTATGTGTATGATCCACTTAAATAGAGACCAATTTATTCTGTAATAGGCTCCTGGCTCATTTGCCGATATTTAAAGTTACATCAACTTTCGAAAGTTACACCTCCATAAACAGCACACGGGTGTTACTAAACACGTAGATATCAGTAAGCGGAATATTTTTCCTAACTCCCAATATTATCCTGAGCGAGCGATCAATAACATATCCTAACTTCTTTAGCCTAAAATCCTCATCGTGAAAGATGCACTAGTTTTAGGCTGATTCATGGATAATCATTTTCATTCAGGAGCGCTGAATAGAGGATTGTTATCGAATTCAAGGCGTAGAATTGAGAAAACCGCCATTGATGTAAATTCGCCATTTTTATAGATAGATTCTCTAATCAATCCTTCCTCCACAAATCCAAAGTTCCTGTATGTCTGCACCAGACGTTTGTTTTTTAACGATACTTCTAATGCTATTCTGTTTAATCCGATTTGCAGGAAACCAAATCTGATGGTTTTGATAAACGCTTCCAAGAAATATCCTCCTTTCCTGGATTCAACATCACCTATTAGCAATCCAAGCGATGCGGATCGATTTATCAAATTGATGTTTTGTAAGCTGGCAATTCCGATCAGTTTATTATTATCGCATCGCTCTACACCTAACACAGTGGTTGGGATGTTTGAGGTTAGTATTCTATCATACCACATTTGTTCGCACTCAGGATTAACTGGATAGGGATGACCAGAATATAAGTCCACGATCTCTGGCTGATTATGCCATAATAAAGTAAGTGGCTTATCAGCAATGGATAAGGCTCTTAGTTGTATTAAATCTGCCATACATACTCCTATGTACCGATAAATGAGTTATTTTTAATATTTTCAACCTAAAGAATATCCACTATCAATAGTGATATCTATTCCCGTGATACATCTTGCCATGTCAGAAATGAGATAAGCTGCAAGATTTGCTACATCGTTTGGCTCGGGAATTCCCAGTAAATGCTTATTTGTTATTGCCTGAGATGCGTTTTCAGGTAAAGCCTCAAGCACTCTTGTTAACATTTCTGTGTTAACTAAGGTTGGACTGATGGTATTAATCCTCGCATTTTTACCTGCTAACTCTAAAGCCATTGATCTTGTTAAACCGTATAATGCAGATTTGGTAGTACCATACTCGATATTACCTCTTTCCCCTTTATAACCTCGAATAGACGATATTAGCACCACGCTCACACCGCTCTTGTCATAAATCCCGGGTTTCATAATTTGCTTCGTGATGGCAACGGCAGCAGCCACATTGGTTTTAAACATTTCCGAAAAATCATCCATATAGATTGTCTTAAGCGGATTTGTTCTTTCGATGCCGGCAGAATGAATGAAACCAGAGATAGGGGTTGTACCTTTTAAAGATTTCAAGGCGGTTTCAATGGCATCCTCATTATTTAGTTCGAAAGCCAGGTAAATATGGCCTGAGCCGGATAATGCAGCTATTGTTTGGGCAAGACGATCTTCATTACGTCCACAGGCAATTATCTTAGCGCCTAATTCGCTACACAGTATGGCACAGCTTCTACCGATACCTGAAGAAGCTCCGGTGATTAGGATCCTTTTGCCATCTAAGGCAATCTCTGACCAAAGCATTACTCTGAGAAGCTATCGTTTCCGATTAACTCAACAATAGATTCGACCGTATCTACCTGGTTTAGCTGGCGGGCATTGAACTGCTTTCCAAAGTTCTTGTGAATAAAAGCCACTAAGGACATGATAGCCATTGAATCAAACTCCTCATAGTCCTTCAGATTTGAATCCAAGCTGAGGTCATCTTCGATTTCGATCAGCTCCGCCAATTTAACCATAAATTCATTGATTGTCATTGTATTCTCCTATATCGTAATAATTGTAGCACCATAAGAATAGCCCACGCCAAACCCGGCTAAGAGCACTCTGTCACCCGGTTTAACTCTGCCTTCTTTAAGGCACTTTTCCAAAGCGATGGGAATTGTGGCAGATACAGTGTTGCCGGTTTCCGCCATATCAACATAGAACTTATTCTCATCTACGCCAATCAGCTCCCTGAGATATTGAAGCATGTATTGATTTGCCTGGTGGAAGATCACAAAATCAATGTCATCCAAGCTGGTCTTATTCTTTTGTAACACCTGATTTATCAGGACTGGAACAGCTTCTATGGTAAAGTTGAAGATCTCGGGACCATTCATATAAAGCATGTCATCATTTCGTAGAACACCGTTTTCGTCAGTCCAATCCATTGCTTTTTGCTGTGGCCTATTTCTCATTGCACCATTATGGATAATAAGGTTGTTCCAACCTCTGCCATCCGTACCTAGTGCAAACTCGTGAATTTTGGAAAGCATGTCTTTGCTGATCAGGGTTGCGGAAGCAGCGTCACCAAATATACTCCTATTACCCTTGTCTTGAGGATGGATATGTTTGGAATAAGTCTCTGAAACCACTAATAATACGTTTTCAGCAATGGATGCAGATAATAAGCCTTTGGCAAGCGACAGACCATACACGTAACCGGAACAGCCAAGATTAAAGTCCAAAGCTCCTATCTCGGTTCTGAGGCCTAAACGGTCTTGAAGAATGCAAGCTGAAGTTGGTAAGAAGTAATCCGGGCTTTGAGTGCATAGTAGAACAAAATCTATGATGCTGCGATCAAAGTTATCAAATAATCTCTCGCATGCCTTCCCTGCCATATCCAAGGCAGTTTCATCGGGCGCAGAAATTCTGCGTTCTCTTACCCCAAGCTTTTTTTCGATCTTCTTAGGTGTCCATTCTGGGAACAGCTCCGACAACTCCTCATTAGACAATACATGGTGTGGCAAATATGATCTTATTCTCACAATTGACCTCCTTTAGTTGATGGTTATTTGGTAATCCATCTGCAGATTAACAATAATTAGTTCATTCATCATTAATAGGATCGATTTCATACAACATTTTAGCTGGATTGCCAAACACAGCTTTTGGCTTTTTTATTGAATAAATAACAATAGATCCTGCACCAATAAAAGTATCCTTGCATACAGATTTTGTCGGTATTACAATAGAGTTGTTACCGAAAAACACCCTATTACCAATGGTCGTTCTTGCAGATGCTATTGTGTTTGCAGCAAATAGACAATGGCTTCCAATTTTCGCCTCATGACCAATTACCGTACCTGGATAGAAAATGTTGAAGTCACCAATCAACGCACCTACACCATAGTTTACACACTCATAAACAATGTTTCCAACCCCAAATTTGACATACTTTGTATTTACTGATGGATGTATAAGATTGGGAATCAAATCTTCTGCATGGCTTGATAGAATTCTTTTTGCTACCCGGAAATGTGCTTCTGTAGTAGCCATAACATTATTAACAACACTACATTTTGAAAATTCCGAAACCAACATTGAGTCATCTCCAAGAATGGGATATGATAAAACACTCTCGCCAATAAGATCTGGGTTTCTTTCTAGGAATCCAATAATATTGTAAATATGCTTCTCAGCATTGATGTCTTCGATCAATCTAATAATGTCCGGATTTCCGCTTCCAATTATTATTAGGTCTTTTACGATTTTCACAAGATACTCCATCAGTATTCATATTTTGATCAGGTGATTATAAACCCAAATGCGATGATTACAATCAATGATATTCTGTCAATCAAAAAATCTTTCTCATCCTTAATCATCCTGATTTGTCAGCGGACAGAGTAGTGACTTCCTGGCTCTGGATCAATGATCACAACTGGAACAAGGAGATAGCATGACCGAAACATTGATGAACCGAATCAAAGCTCAGTTAGTCAGACATGAGGGTCTGCGGCTGAAGCCTTACCTCTGTACTGCAGGTAAACTTACCATCGGTATCGGCCGCAATCTCGATGACCGAGGTATCTCCCAGAAAGAGGCTTATGCCATGCCGGAGCGAGATATCCATGACTGCGAGCAGTGGCTGATCGATGAGATTCCCGAGATTTACAATAAGCTCGATGAGGTTCGTCAGTCGGTGCTGCTCAATATGTGCTTCAATTTGGGTATCAAGGGACTCCTAGGCTTCAACAACACCTTGGCTTTTATCAGTGCCGGGGACTGGGAACGAGCCGCCAATGGCATGTTAGCTTCCAAGTGGGCGAAACAGGTAGGTATGAGAGCAATAGAGCTTTCCGAGCTGATGAGAAAAGGGCAGTGATACCCATTCCGGTCGAGACCGATGTTATGCTCGCCATCCTCAATCTCCCCAAAGAGATGTCCAACAATGGCATCTTCAAGGAGCATCAGGGACTTGTTTTGGAGATGATCCACTCTATTGTGCTGCGGGAGCACTATGACCGGGCAACTCACGATGATCTGCCGGAAGAAGAGCCTTTTCTAGTTTCTTTTCGTTTTGGGTTCTGTTTTCTGATGCTACATTCAACTGCCGAATTTCTCAATTTGAAGACCCTGGGCGAGGGCATAGTCAAGACTGTAGGTTTAGACCAGTCCGCGACCGAATTGCTCACAGGGAGCGAAATAGATGCCTTTAAAGCTAACCTTGAGCTGAGGGCACTCACCATCCTGCATACCTACCTCAATCCTGCTGGTCTGGATCGCCTGAACGAACTCAAGCCAAGACAGCCGCGTGCTATCCGGGTGGGAGTGATCTGATGCAGGATAGCGATACCACTCCGGATGAGATGATGCGGGAGATCTACCTGGCTATCTATGCTGCTCTGGAGAGCCGACTGCATCTGATTGGTTCTGTGATTGATGCCGAGTCCCGCAAGGAGATACTGGCACAACAGATTTACGATAAAGGCGACTTCTATGGCAATACGGGCTATTTGGTGGAGACCAGTCCTGATGCCATGATCCTGAGAGTGGGCTCGAACGTGCGTCACGAGCCTTTTGTTTTGGGCGGCAAAGTGCCTTCCTGGACTCCGATCGCTCCTCTAATCGCTTGGGTCGAACGCAAGCACCTGTCTTGGACTGATAAAGAGACAGGTAAAGCTCTGACCGTAGCCGAGATCGCTTATCTCATCCGGGGCAAGATCAAGCGGGAAGGCATTGCTGCCCGTAATGTGTTTGCTACTGTCATAGCTAACCGGGAGCAGTGGATCTATCAGCAGTTGAACGATATCGAGGTGAGCCTGTGACCGCAGTTGAGAAATACCAAGCCGAACGCAGCTGCATCTCGGAAGCTCTGAAACTGGCAGGATTGGCAGAGATACTCTACAATAAGGACAATATCCCTAAGAACCTGCCCTGCGCTATCCTGATCCTCGATTCCGAGACAGGCAAGAATGGCACTTCCAGACAGTATGTGAGTACAGACCTGGCATGGACAGTATTCCTAATCGTCAATGCCCAGAATGTATCCGATCCGGACTCTGAGCTTTATTCGCTAAAGGAGAAGTTCCGCTCTTTCTACCTCAAGCTGATGAACCGGGATCTGCCCAGTGTGGAATACTATACTAGCCGCATCGATGGCACCCGCCTAGTCAGAATCGCTAAGATAGATCTGCTGAAAAGCGGCACTGGAGCGGGTTCATGAGAGTGATGCGATTAGGTGCCTTTAACCTAGCTATCAGTTCTGCTACTGAACTGCTGGAGACCAAGTACAAACCAGAGCCCATAGATCTATCCAAGTATCAGAGGATCGGTAAGCAGTTGGTATCCAAGGCTGCCGAGACCAAGAAGGTAGTTTCTCAACCCTATTCGATGAGCAAGCTTCTCAATCTCCTGGATACCGATGAGTACCACTCCGGCTGCATAGATGCCCTCACTATGGCTACTATCATGCAGTTCGATTGTAAGAACAGCCAGGTTAAGTCCTGGATGGAAGCTGCCGAGTTTCCTGCCTGTGAAGACCAGACCACTATCTTAGGCGAGATGATCAAGTTCTATCTCGCCTGTGGGAACGGTTTCCTGATCAAGATGCGGAATGCCCAAGGTGAGTGGATGGGACTGGAGCGTATGCTGCCCTCTGAAGTGCAGATCGTGGAGAACTATGACGAGTTCGGTTTCTTCAAGCCCAACTATATCCAGGTCAAGAATAACCAGAAGAAGGACTTCGCCTACGAGGACATCATTCACGTGAAGAAGTCCACCCACCGTTCCAACGCCTGGGGCTTAGCCTGTCTGCCCATCGCCATCAACATCGAGATCTTGGGCGAGATCAAGACCTTTGACTACAACAACTTCAAGAACGGCCTGATGATCGATTACTTCGTGATTGTAGAAGGCGGGACCCTCAGAGATGGAACCGTCACTGACGAGCAGGGTAATGAAGTACTGACCGATGCCTATACCGAGATCGAGAAGGCACTCACCGAGGTCAAAGGCAATGCCAAGAGCCACTCCACTGTCTTGATCGAGAGTGAGAGCAGGGATGTGAAGATACGCCTCGAACCGCTCCGTCAACAGGACAGAGAAGGCGGCTTCTTAGGGCTCAAGAAAGACCTCAGGGAAGGTATCCTTGCCTATCATAGAGTGCCAGCCAGGATCGTCTCACAACTTATTCCTGGGCAGCTTGGTGGCGATAATAGTAGTGATATGCGGATGTTCTACCAGTTCGTGGTCAGACCGCTGCAGAACCGCCTGGCTTTAGCTCTGGCAAACGAGTTCAACTTTGATTTTGGCTGGAACGTAAAGCCGGAGGACTTCAACTTTGGTAACCTGACCGAGGTACTGCAGAATGCTGATGAACAGCTCTTTATGCAAAATCGCAATTTGTAGGCTTTGGAGCGCAATAACTATGTATAACTATTCAACTGACAATCAACTAAACAACAATACCAAAGGAGGTAGTGTGAATCGTAAACGCACCATTCTCAAGGGAGAACTTCGTAATGTGGAAGTCGAGCTGGTCTCACTCCTCTTCGGAGAAATGACTCCCGCCAATCAAAAGGGTTTTGTGGTCAAGAATGCCAATGGCAGAAGCTTTGAACACAAGATCAACTCCACCAAGTTCAAGAGTGAAACATCCGGCACCCAGGGACGGCTTTATGTCACTCTGATGGAGCCCAACATCCACGATTCCCAGGGTGACTATTACACCCGGGAAGAGATTCAAAAGGCCTGTGACCACTTTGCCAAGCACGGCTTAGTCGGTAAATGCGATGTGAACCACAATATGCAGCCGGTACCGGAGTTTACTGTAGTCGAGAACTACATCCTCAAGACCAGTGACCGTGAACACTTCCCCGATACCAAGGTGGGAGCCTGGGTCCAGGTCTTGAAGTGTGAAGATCTGGGCAGTGAGCTCTGGCAGAAGGTCGAGAAAGGCGAGTTCAATGGGGTATCCATCTATGGCAGAGCTGATGACTACAGCGGAACCGAAGCCAGCTTATCTGAGATCAAGAACGAGCTCAACAACCTGCGTAAGGTAGCAGAGCACAACAACAACTCCGAGCTGCAGAAGGGCATTACTGCTATCACTGAGAAGATCAGTGAGTTGGAGAAGGGCAATCCCAACCTCCAGATTGGTGATGCCATCTACAGCATCGAGAAGAGCCTCAAAGACCTCTCTGTGACTATGTCTCGTGCCATCTCGAAATCGATACCCGGAGAGCCAGATGCTAACCATTCCAATGTGGATAAAGAGGTTACAATCGATGGCAACAAGATCATGGTCAAGGCCAGCCACCAGGAGATATATAAGGGTATCTCCGATGTGGACTCCGGCAAGGCCATGAACATCCTGACTGCCAATACAACTTCTCTGTTTATCGATGAAGTGATCGGCAGTCAGCCGGGAGACACCCTCTCGGATATCTCGGTGCTGCCGCTACTCAAAGACGAGAAGATAGACGTCGGACTGATCGATGACTTGGTCTTCAAGAATTCCCTCGATGGAGCACTGACGGCTCAGAATGTATCGACTGCTGATCTTTCCGTTCCCACCGGGATACTCAATGCCGAGTTCACACTCGGTAGGGATGTGGTGGAGTTCTACAAGGATAAGTACGGCGAAGATGCCTTCGGTGCCTATGTGGAAAACCACATCGCCAAGAAGACAGAGAAAGCAATCCGTTTGCTGCTCTTCAAGGGTGATCGAGCCTCTGCCACTGCCAAGATCAAGGCTCTGGATGGAGTGATTAAACTGGCAACTACTGCCACCGACGTCACCAACCTCTCCAAGGCCACCTATACCGACTGGGCGAAGCGCTTTGAAGCCGCTCTCCTGGCATTCTCCGACGAGATGCTGGAAGAGCAGGAGAACTTCAAGTTCTATGTCAGTCATAAAGACCTGATCCGCATCCGGGCCGAACTCGCCAAGCGTGAGACCGGAGCCGGAGATCGACTACTGTTAGAAGGCGGCAACGTCTCCTTTGCGGGTATCCCTGTAAAGCCTCGTCTTATGGATGCCGATTACATCATCGGCGGTCTGCCCAAGTTCATTATCGTCGGCTATCGCACTGATGCCGAACTCAAAGTCGAACACCACGGAAGCGATTGGAAGTATCACTGGTACATCCGTATCCGGCCCGGTATCACCTACATTTCCGGCTTCGTGAAAGTGTTCAAACTCACTACGTAGTTAACAACCTAAAAGATAAGGAGTATCTATGGACTTCATTATTGCCAATCAGGAGTTTATCCTGGGTCTGATCTCGGCTCTGGTGGTCTGGATCATCTCCAGAACCACCGGAAGTGTAATCGACAAGGCCAAGGTAAACTCGGCTCTGGCTATCATCCTGGACATCATCCAGGACATCAAGATCAACCCTGCCACTAAAGACCTGGATGACTATGCCAAGAAGCAACTGGCAGTGGAGCGGGCTACCAAGTCCCTCCCAACCAAGCAGACTAAAGTCATCCTCAAGGTCTTCGGCACTATCGGAGGAGCCATCGAATACGTGTTCCACAACCGCAAATGGCTCTTTAGCATCGGCAAGGCGATCAAAGGGGTGTTCTGATGCCCAACCCTATCACACCACCCACTTATCCCGCCCCTATGACCGAGGGTGACCTCAGCTTCAGCAAGCTGATGGATGTCTTGATTGCCGATCTCGTCTATTTCGGGATCGGCACCTACGATCAGACTTCCATCGATACGCTGTATGCCACTCAAGGCTCGGTCAAGACGGAACTGACCACCAACTTCGATCTGCTCGGCGAACTGGCCGAGAAGCCCGGTAAGACGGACTCCAAGCTTTCCAAGCTCAAGACCCGCAATTATACCATCCCGGGCAAGAGAACCAGCACGGTCGAACTTAACATCTCCGGACTCTCCACCAAGCAGAAGAACTTCCTGGAGAGCACTCTGTTCATGAGCAAGGACACCACCATCGTGGTGGTCTCCAAAGAGTATGACAGAGCTGTGATCTTCACCGGACTCCGCTGGACAGTTGACTGGTCGGGAGAGGCTGACGGCCTCTTCAATGTAGTCATTTCCACTGAGTTCTCCGGAGTAACCTCCAACAAGATATACCTGCTCAAGGATATCCCTGTGGGTGTCTGATCTAACAGCACTTCGCAACTACACTCTGAATAAACAAGGAACCAAGATGGATTGCCTGTGTAAACCTGAAATCGCGGGGTCCTCGCAGCACGACTTGTCGGGCTGTGGGGTGCTCAAAGACAAGATAGATTCAGTGCACGAGGAGATCTATGGCAATGGTGACAGCAGCAAGTCACTGGTAACCAGAATGGCGAGAGTGGAGACAAACATGAAGATACTTCTGTCCGTCTCCACCTCCCAGTTCTTCCTGCTGTTGGGCATTGCCCTCAAGATGTTCTTCGGAAACTGAAAAAGGACTATTCTATGAAGCGAGAACCCAAACTCAGCTATAGCCAACTGCGGCAAATACTCTGCCTCACTATCTCCAATGCGACCCTGAAAGCCAAGCTGGAGGACTTCCTCTCCGGCCAGGCAGCCAAGGTGAGTGAGATTGAACTGCTGGAACTGATCAGCCAATCGGAAGCCGATAAAGAGCTGATAAAAATCATCTCAGGAAGAGAACCCGACGAAATGGATGCCCTCGAAGCACTGGAGTATATCTCCGCTTTTTTCGTCTATATCAGAGCCAACAAAGAGAGGTTCGCAGGTTGGCTCGGGAGTTTCGGATTGGCGGTAACGGCGTCTCCAAATACCCCTTCGAGAGGTTCGAAATGATCCTGCGTAAACTGGGCTTCACCAATGATGATTTCAACAAGATGACTCTGCCAGAGCTATACCTCCGGCTCTGTATCACCGACCCAAAAGCCTACAGTGGAGACGCATAATGGATGCCATCATCGGCTGGATAGGCGGTAAACGCCTGCTTCGGAAAGTAATCGCTCCCTACGTTCCCAAGGACATCACCGGGTATATCGAACCCTTCGGTGGTGCTGCCTGGATGCTCCTCTACAAAGAAAAGTGGGGAGAGCTGGAAGTCTATAACGATCTGGATAACCGCCTGGTCAATCTCTTCCTGCAGGTGAAGTATCATCCTGATGAGCTGATCAAAGAACTGGACTGGTTAGTCGCCAGCCGCAAGCTCTTTGGCGATATCCTAAAACAGGAAGGCTTGACCGAGATACAGCGTGCTGCCAGGTTCATGTTTCTGATAACCAGATCATTTGGCAGCAAAGGTGACAGCTTCGGCACCTCTCAGAAGCGTGGCACCTCCAGTATGTATAACCGTCTGGAACGCATCAAAGAACTCCACAAGCGTCTTGATATGGTGATCATCGAGAACCTCTCCTATGAGAAGGTAATAGAGAAGTATGACACCAAAAGCAACTTCTTCTACTGTGACCCACCTTACATGCTTGGCTATACATACGAGAACTCCAAGCAGTTCAGCCATGAGGAACTCTGCAAGAAGCTGAAAGGCATCAAGGGACGCTTCATCCTCAGCTATGATGACAATCCTGAAGTGCTCAAACTATACAAGGGCTTTGATATCAAGCACGTTACCCGAACTAAGGGTATCAATCGTAAGGAAGGGAAGTCCGAGTTCAATGAAGTGATCATCGCCAACTTCGATCTAGTGGAATCTGAGCAAGATAACTCCAAGCTCAAGACCAAAACAAGCAAAGACATCAGGGGGCTTTCATGAACAGCATCATCTCCTGGGTAGGCGGCAAGCGTATCCTCCGCAAGAAGATCCTGCCGCTCATCCCCAAGCATGACATCTACTGTGAAGTCTTTGGTGGTGCGGCCTGGATACTATTCGGGAAGAGTGCCAACAAGGAAGACTGGCAGCTTTCCAAAAAGAGTCGGTATACTGAGGTCTATAACGATATCAATGGCGATCTGGTGAACTTCTGGAGATACATAAAACAGCATCCTGTAGCGTTTGTGACTGAGTTGAACCAGTACTTAGTATCGAGGGAGATGTTCGATAACTTTATAAAGCATGAACCCAGAACCGAGTTGGAGAGAGCAATCAAGTTCTACTATAACCTCGCTTGCAGTTATGGCTCACGCAGTAAAAACTTTTGCGTCAATCAGGGCTACAAGTACATGCCTCTCCGCAATCTGGACAAGGTGAAAGAAGCCTCGGAACGCCTGCGTCATGTGATCATCGAAAAGCAACCTTGGGAGAAGATTGTAGCCCGGTTCGACCAACCCCATACGTTCTTCTATCTGGACCCTCCCTACTATACAAAGGAGCACATCTACGAACGAGAAGACGCGGACGCCTTCAACCAGCATGAAGAACTGGCCGAAGCCTTGAAACATATCAAAGGCAAGTTCCTGCTATCCTACAACAACGACCCTTACATCAGGCAGCTATACGATGGCTGCATCATTGATGAAGTCGAGACGCAATATTCTGTCTCTGGAGCGTTCCAGACTGAGATTGAGTTGCTGATTAGGAATTACCGATAGGGCACTTACACAAGTTATATGAGTTTAGAACCGTGATTGCAGCTCCCGTAGTACTTAGTTATTACTTGGTTTTCAAATTCATCGATTATTTCTTCAATGTCTTCAAGGGTAGTTGCCTTGAATGTACGGTCCATGAATCGATTAAAGAAATTATCTACGCTATCCGAATCCTCACTCGTATACTTCTTGGAATGGCTAGATATCGCATTCGTAAATATGCTAATGGAATAACTAACAGCAGCCTTAACATTATCAATGTTATCCTGGGAAAAAGCGCTTTCTATAGCGCTGCCCGCTGGATCACCATACTCATCAATAACATCAATAGATATCTTGGTTTTTCCGGTGCCAAACGCTCTCTTCAAGAAGAGTTCATATTTGTTGCTATCAGGCATAATGCCTCCTTTCGAATGTTTTTTACAACAAAAGGCAGAGTCTATAATAAGTCAATAGTTTGTTATGCCTGACTTAACCTTTAAACTCGTCCTCGTCACCAATGATGCCAGTCTCAAGCTTGCGGAAGTCAAGCAGGAGGCGGAATCCACTCAGACTGTGGTGGAGAAACCTGCTGCTGTTAAGATCACTGCGGAACAGGCACTGGCTACCATTCGTGACGTCAAGATCGCAGTGGATGGTGTCCTGCAGGTGGTGGGCGGACTGGTTAGATCTATGAATGGTCTGCTCGATGCCTCCCTGGGTCAGAGACAGGCCATGACACTGGCTTCTGTTGCCTTCGGAGAAGCTGCGGGTGAGATGGCCAATTTCGCATCTTCCATGCAGTCTGTGACTAACTTCGAGGATGATCAGCTGCTATCCTTGATGTCCAAGCTCTCCCAGACCTTCAAACTGAACAAGGATGAGATACAGCAACTTGTGCCTGTACTGCTCGACTTCACCGAAGCCAATAAAGCCACCGGGATGAGCGTGGAGAGTGCCTTTGATCTCATGGGGCGGGCCCTGAATGGGCACACCGAGATGCTTGGCAGATATGGCATTGAGCTTGATGATACTCGTTTAAAGACAGAGGGTGTATCCTATCTGGTCGAGAAGCTTGGCGAGGACTATGGCGGCACTGCAACTGCTCTGGCTGATCTGCGCTTACAGAATGCCAATGCCTGGGGAGATATCCAAGAGACAGTGGGCGATATGCTTACCACTCTGATCAATCCCCTCCTTAATGGATTGAAACTGCTCATGGATGCCTATAACAGCCTGTCTCCGGTTATGAAAGGCTTCGTGGCAGGGATCGCTATCGCTATACCGGTTATCGGCACTGTCACCACAGCGGTGACTGCTCTTACAGCAGCCTATCATACTCTGCAGATAGCTATGAACCCGGTTGCTGGCATCATCGGCATAGCGGTGGGTGCTTTGTCTGCCTTGGGCTTCGGACTGGCTGCAGCCTCCACTAAGACCGATGAAGTATCTATTGCTCAGAGAAGCATGAAAGACGAGATCAAGGACGCGGAACGGCAGGTATCTGTGGAAGCTGAGAAGTTCAGTTTACTGGCTTCCAGGCTATTGGAACTGCGTTCTGCCACTTCTCTCACATCCTCAGACAAGCGGGAGATGAAGAATGTCATCAAGTCCCTGAATGACATCTACTCCGAGTATCTTGGCAACATCAACCTGGAGACGGTAGCCTATAATAACCTGGCTACTGCCTTGCGAGCCGCTTCCGAAGCACTGGTGCAGAAGAAGATAGCCGAAGTTTATGGAGAGAAATACAATGCCCAGATCAGGAAGGTAGCTGAACTTCAAATCGAGATCGACTCCCAACAGGCTGAGGTAGATAGGGTCCGAGCCCGCAGACAACAGCTCATGAACTCGGTGGATTGGGAGTTCCTCACCAGTGATCAAAACGCTACGGGCTTCAATCCTGCTTCCTACTTCGGTAATGATGATGAGTGGCTCAAGTTAGAAAGACGGCTCAACTCTTTTGGGGCATTAACCGGACAACTGCAGGCTGCCAAGAATGATCTGCAGCAGATAGGTCAAGCTTATCGCCAAGCTATGTTGGATGCTCCCGATCTGAGCTTTCAACCTTCAGGTGGTTCAGGCGGTGGAGGTGGCAGCACCACACCCAATCAAGCCGATGCCGATGCTGAAGCCAGACGCAAGGAAGCGTTACGATTGATGGAAGATTTGGACAGGCTGAGACAGACAGAGACTGCTCGGATCGGAGCTGAATACCAGAGAAGGTTAGCACTGATCAGGGAGTTTACCCAAGATGGCAGTGAAGCGGAATGTCAGGCCATCGAGAACCTTGATGCCTGGAAGACCCAACAGGATAATGAGCTTGCAACTAAAGAGAAGGATGCTGTCCAAGCCAGATACAAGGCTGAGATCGACTACTTCTCCAATCTGGAGAACCTGGGAGTCGATTCCTATGCCGCTCTCAAAGCCAGCATGGAAGAGTATTATGCCTGGGCTCTGCAGAACCTGCCTCAGCAGGAGCAGCAGTTGATCCAGGTTCAGATAGCAGAGATAGATGCCCGGCACGTCAAACTGCTCCAAGAACGTCAAGATGAAGAGAAGGCCAAGCTGCAGGAACTGCAGGATATCCGGGACGAGTTCTATTCTCGTGACCTCGATAATATAGGTGACAGCTACAGCAAGCAGCTTCTGGAAGTGGATAGATACTATGAGAAGATGAAGGAGAAGCTTCTTGCCGCAGGGATGACCGAGGTTGAGATCGAAAGGCAGAAGCAGGAGACTTTGAACACCGTCAGAACCAATCACCAGCTTCAGGTTTCCAGTGGCATCTCCAAGATCTTCGGGGACCTCGCTGCAGCTCAGGACAAGGACACCGAGCGTGGTTTCAAACTCTGGAAAGCCTCAGCTATGGCTCAAGGCTATGTGGATACCTTTTCTGCCGCTATCGGTGCCTATAAGTCTATGGTGGGTATCCCGGTAGTGGGACCCGGGCTGGCAGTGGCGGCGGCTGCAGCTGCGATGGCTGCCGGTATCGCCAACATCGCCAGGATCAATGCCACCAAGTTTGAGAAGAAAGCCACTGGAGGACTATTGACAGGACCTTCCCATAATCAGGGAGGTATCCTGATCGAAGCCGAAGGTGATGAATACATCACCGCCAAGGATAGGGTCAAAGCCCTAGGCAGGAACCTCTTTGACTTCCTCAACTTCGCTCCTCTGAATCAGGTGAAGCTTGCTTTCGCCAGTATGCCTGTTCCCTCAGTGCCGATTCCCAGTAACCTGGGCTCATATTATGCCGCTGGTGGCGCTATCTCTTCCGGAGGCGGTATGAATACCCTCATCGATCTGATTACCACCCTGAAAGATGAAATCGTCTCCCTCAAGCAAACAGTCATGGACTCCAAGCCCATCATCGAAGTCAATGTTGATCCCCTTTCCAATGATCCGGTTAAGGTCTCGGAGATCGCCGATACCGGCAAGATGATCAGGAGTGAGATCTAATGCCAAATCTCTTCAAAATCGACTTCATTCAAGGCAAGACCGATGCTTCTGACTATAACCAGGTGAAGCATAGCATGGAAGATACGGCCACTAATAGAGCCATTATCAGCTTATCCGTCTCTGCCGATAAGCTACAGTCGGTCTCCAACTACAGCCGTGAACCCAAGCGGCTAGTCTTTGAGTGCTTTCCCACCACTTGGATAGAGGAGAACATCCTCTCTGGCAACAATGAGCATGAGCGTTACATATCTCACTTCGAGGTTAGGGTCTATCGGGATAACTCATTATTCTTTACAGGCATTATAGACACATCGCAACTGTCCTTTGATGTATCATCGGGAGTGCTCAAGATCACCTGTTACGATAAGATCAAGCTGCTTTCACTGTTCTCCGACCTTACTCACTATTACTCGCTTACGGCTGGTTATCAGCCCCAATGGATACTCGCCTACTTTATACAAGACATAGAGCAGAAGATACAGATCAGCATTCCATACTCCAACCAGTTCACTATCCCAACTTTGAACATCAGTTCCGATAGCGTCCTGACCATTGCCCACATCGACTTTGATGACCTAATTCAATTTCCCAACCCCACCGGTGGCTGGACTTACAGTTATGACAGCTCAGGCTGGCCGGGTCCTTTCTGTGGCTTCAGGATCGATACCGTAGTAAACCGTATCAGTTTTGTATTTGCCTATAAGAAAGTGATCAAAGCCACTTATCCCAATCCTGCCACTACCAGATACCAAGGCCGTTATCGTGGACGCATCTACAAGTTCTTCAATAACATCTGTCCTGTTGTGATTGAATATGATGAAAAGACCGACTGGGTGGAAGATCTGGCTTCACTGGAAAACGCTGCCAATGAGTTTATCGGATTCTATATTGAGAACGGTATCTCCGAGACTACCCTCTATAATGGATTAGTATCCGTAGGATCAATAGATGGTCGGAACTATGGCAGCAGTCATTACATTGGCCACTGGGTCGAAGCTCATTTTCATGGCAATCTCTTCCCGGCCAAACTGTTTCCGGGCAAGGCCTATGAGAACTACAATGATGAGCAAACCGATAACATCAAAGCTCTGCAGGCCATGCTTATGCTCTATAATGCCACCATCTTCTCCGATCCCGAGGGACACATTGTGCTCAAGAATAAGGATGCATATACCAGTGCGATAATTGATATTGATGCGGATGATGTAGTCAGCTTCGTCAGCAAACGGGGCAATCCGGAGAAGCCGGAGATCAACTGTCTGGATATCCTGGCAGGCGATACAACTCAACTGCAAGGCTTTATCAAAGACTACCTGATCGACTTTCATAACTCCAAGTGGAGCTGTGAAGCTGTTATCGATCAGCTCAGTAAATACAACCTTTCTCTCCAGTCCAAGCTGCGCATCCAGAATAAGATCTATGCGATAACCGAACTGGAGCGGAATTACATAGATGATGAATACAAGGTGAAAGCATGGCTGTTATAAAGGGCTTCAAGCTTATCCGCTGGGCTGATGAGGGCATCTATTACTTCTTCTGCCCCAATGGGCAGATCGAGTATAACCCATCCCAAAAGTACCGTATCGAGAAGAAGAACGCCTATGATCCCACTATCATTCATAGAAGGGAGGCCTATCGGGAGGACTCTTTCGATCTGGAAGCGGTACTCGAACCAAGCGAATACTACGGTCTGATGAACTTCCTCCTCAGTCCCGGTAAGCTCTATCTGGAATACACTGCCTACAACAGCATCAAAAGCCAGTTCCCGGTCACAATAGCTCAACTGCCAAAATGTCCGGATGATCTGCACGAGTATCCCACTAAGGTCAAGTTCAGTGTAGAATCCAGATATATAGGCAGTCCCGGCTATATCGATTTCGGCATCATCATTATCACCGACTCTGACGAGACGGTTAACGGTCAGACTGAAGTATAA